ATGACGATCAAAACAGACTTAACAACCGATACCCAAATCAAACGAGCAATCAAAGACACTATCAAAGCTGGCAAGACTATCAGTTACCCTATAGCTGGCTATACAGGCTTAGAGGTACGCATAAGACCGCATAAAGATAACCCAGACGCTACAGCCGATTTTAGACACCGTTACACCCACCCAATTACTGGCAAACGCCCTTACATGACGCTAGGACAATATCCAGCGTTAAGCCTTGCCGATGCCCGTCAATATCATAGCGACAATATGCAACTGTTAGCCAAAGATATTGATCCAATAGAACAAAGAGCGGACACCAAGCAAAAAGACATAACAGACCGCCAAAACATTTTAAACTACTTTATCAATGAATGGAGTGAAATACAAAAGAGCAAAGATTTATCCAAATCTACTATAAAAAATAATAAGGTTATATTAAAACCAATTCAGCAAAAACTAGGACATATGAAGGTTACAAACATTAGCTCCAGCGTAGTTATAAAGTTTATAACTGATATACAAAAAACTAGCCCAGTTAAAGGCCTACAAGTCAAAAGTTTATTAAAGAGCATTCTACAAATCGCTAAGGCTCATATGGTTATTGAGTACAATCCAGCCAGCGACTTGAGGGGCACATTAAAAGCTCATAAACCCAACCATTACCCATCACTAACACAGCCTAAAGAATTTGCCGAACTGCTAAAAAATATTGACCAATTAGACGATGCAAGCCAGCTACACAATAAGCACGTATTACAGCTATTAGCATTAACGTTTGTTCGAGTTGGTGACGTTTGTACGATGAAATGGACAGATATTAACTGGTTAAAAAAACAATGGGAGCTTAAGCCACAGAAAGCAGGTAACAGGGCCGACATGGTTGCCAGTATGGTTATACCACTAGCACCGCAAGCTATTACCTTATTAGAGAAAATGAAGCCGCTTACAGGTGATAGCGACTATGTATTTCATAACACTAGGCGCAAAAAAGAGCCTTACCACCATACACAAGAAATCAATAAAGTATTGAATAGTGATTTAATGAACAACGGCCAAGGTTACAAAGACATTCATAGCCCACACGGTTTTAGAAGTAGCGCAAAAACTATGCTAATGGAGCGACTAGGCTATGACGAACTGATAACCGAGCTGGCGCTAGGCCACCGCATGCTAAACGCATATGGCACAGCATACAACCGCATGACAGGCTTAGAGCAAAGAGCAGACATGATGAACGACTGGGCGAACTATCTAGACAATATAAAAGCTGGCAAGTTTGATAACGTGATCCGTGCAGACTTCAAGAAAGCAGACAAACAAAAACACGGCTAAAGCCAAGTAGCAGACAGATTAACCAGTTTTGATAGCTTACGGGCTGTCATACCGAATGCAAGGCTAGGACTAATTACCCGAACTGCTACCGTTTCATGCCTTAGGTAGCTTGCCTTGCACCTTTTTTATTAAGGTATGAATGACAAGTAAGGCATGATTATGAGTGACAAGAAATATAATTTAAAGATTTTATCTCAGGTAATTGCTGACAGTGAAAGAACACCTATAGGCATACGCCTTGTATTAGACACTGAAAGAAAAGAAGAGTTATTTAGGTATATCTTACATGAAAGAACCCAGTTTCATGGTCACTTAAGAGATTTAGTGAAAGAAAAGGGCTTGCCTATTAAGCCAGCCTTAAACGAATTTACCGCTTTAAGGCTAGAAGTATTAAGGTTATTTTTTGAGTTATACGCTACAAATAACTATGACGATGAAGAAGAGAACTTCTTAGAAGTTATAAAAAACAAATTAATGGGCAGTTACTATAATGAATTAGATCAAAATATTGAACAAAACAAACATACCAGCGCAAAACAGATCACCTACACCGCTATATTATTAACCTTTGCTGAAATATATTTAATTTTAGGAGAAGAGCATCACTTTATGAACTATATTCTTGGCTCAGGTAATGCGCTTGGAGTTGTAGTAGCAAATCATAGCTATGTATCTTACGAGGAGTTAGAAAAACGTAAACCTACGCCTATACAAAGGCATACTGATGAGAAAAAAGAGATAGCAATCCCCTTAGCAAAAAGGATATGGAGTTATGATAAAGATACAAATCTGTTAATGCGCATACAAGTGGCGGCCTTAGTAGTTGATCTGCTACCTCATTTAGGATTAACAATACCTCAAGTTGATAACTGGCTTAAGAAATCCGGTGAAGTACCGCCAGGCATTTTGAAAAAGTATGCAATCCAAGACTATGGCAACACACGCAATGAAAACAAGTTACGCACACAATTAATATCAAAAATACTTAGCGAGTTAAGCCCAATTGATTGTAGAAGTTTGTAACCAAAGACCCCTAAATTCTAGGATTACCCCCTAAGTTCTAGAATACCTATCTACCGCCTTATCTATCATAATCCTAATATGGCACCTGTTACTAATCATTAACTAACAGGTGATCTTATGACCCATACCAATGCAACCATCAATGACAGCAACCAAGCTAGAGATGAGCAACCAACCCCACTAAACCCTCAAGGCTATTCACGTATTCAGCCTACAGCTGAACTTATCGGACTTCATCACCAAACGCTAAGACGCTGGTGGAAAGCAAGTAAATTCCCAAAACCTATCAATGTAAACGGTATTCCAATGTTTAGGAATGCTGACCTATTGCTATGGCTCGAAAATCACACTTCAACTGCTAGCGAGGTGTAGATCATGACGACTACAGCCACCGCCCCAGTGACTAATGAGCAAGCCCCTAAAACTCAATTAGAGATTGTTAAAGCGCACCTGATGACCGGGGCAACAATCACCACATGGGACGCTTACCGCCTTTATCAAATAACTTGTTTGGCTCAACGCATACATGATCTAAGAACCGCAGGGCTAACCATTCAAAGCGAAATAGTTACGCACAACGACAAGCGTTTTTCGGTCTATTGGCTCGATGAAGCAACCTTACTTGATATGCAGTCAATCACTGATGCTGAGGGTATTTAATCATGCTTACTATCTCAAACAGCGCCATAGGTATGAAAGACGGGCTTTACTCACTCAATGAACTACATAGAGCCAGTGGCAGTAATAAGAAGCACCAAGCCAGTAACTTTATGCGGTTAGAAGCCACAAAGGGTTTAATTGATGAAATAGAGCGTTCCTCAGATATGAGTAACGGAACAAATTCAATAGCTTACAAAGTCATTCAAGGTGGTGAGTCACAACAGCAAGGCACCTTTGTATGCCGTGAGCTTGTTTATAGTTATGCGATGTGGATTAGCCCACGCTTTCAACTAATGGTTATACGTGCCTTTGACTCAATTGCCAATCAGCAACAGAAACTTAGCCAACGACTTAATGGCTTATGCCGTGACTTAAGCGCGGTTGATGCTGGACTCACTATAGCAGGGCGTTTTCTTTGCATTGGCGGTAAGCAGATCAAGCCGCAGATACAGCAAGATATTAATAGCACCCTTAAGCAGATGCAACCCAGCCTTGAACTTGTAGGAGGTGCTGACAGTGGAAAGCAATAACGACATCTTAGAACCGCGCCTAGTGGCAGTAGATAGCTATTACTTGTCTGTCATCGATGACCGCATACAAGACCTATCAAACGATGCTGAGAGCCTAGCAATGGCGCTCAATGCGATCAATACCGACGATGACGTAAGCAAGGGCGTGATAGTCGCCGTAAGGTCTGCCTTGCTTGCCAATAGTGAGTTGGGAAGCATCGTGAGCGAAATGATGAGCGGACTTATATTGCTACCTGAAATGGAGGTTACGCGCCATGAGTAGTAGTGACTTAGTAAACGAGGTGATGGATAGGCTAAAAGAACAGGGCTTTTTGATGATACCTGATGGCTTTATTGACCAGTTAATCATTACCTTGCACGCCAATGTGACCCTGATTAACACCATGACAGAAATTGCAGAGATTGAGAACAAAATGCAAAACCTGTCAATGATACCCAAAATTAATAGGCAAGTAGAGTCACTAAAAAACCTATCGAAAAATATAGCAGAAATCGCTTTTAACGTGGAGGACGTAAGAGATGAGCAACGATAACAAAATCAATCTAAAAGGCCGCCACGGGGCAAATTCGAGTCTAAGTGACATGAATTCGAGCTTTAGTAGCAGCATTATAAATATGTTCGCTAAAGCAAAGCAGCCCACTAAATATCAGACAATAATGACGCATATAAAAAATGATGTAACAAGGGTGGTTACCCATTTATTTGATTTTAGCGATAGTGAAAAACAAGACTTTACAAGTCATGCTAACAAGCGTTACTATGTAGATCTCTCAAAAAACGTTAGCGGACAAGCCAGCCGTAACTTATTGGCTTTTTTTGTGCCTGATAATAGCGCAGCCTCTCAAGCTGTTACTATGCAATCAAGCACCACCCTAAGAGCGCACTTAAGCGTATCAAGGGGGCATTCCCTCATATCTATAGCAAGTCACTTGCTAACCGACTATGACGGGTTGACGCTGCAAAATAAAAGAGCCGAAAGGCGAATATGCAGGGCGGTTACTAACGTTACCGAGAGTAAGACCCGTCACCCTATACTTTTACCGTATAGCGTGGCATTAACTCAAAAAACGTTAGGAGCTATCCATCATGGGTAATTCAGTTCGTACGACCTCTAAAAGCACCACCACCCCAAAATTCATACCGGCAGCCAGTCAAACGACCTTTGATATTGGTGATGTTGTGCTGTGCCCGTCATTAAGCAGTTATCCTTTTCTGTTGGAGCGTGACCCATACGGCAATCGTAACGTATTGGCGCTCGAGTTCGACGGTAGCTATTTCTACTATGACGTTAAAGGCTTTTTTGTCAGCGCTAATGATAGTGAAACGGGTGACTTCCAACCAAGCCTCTACCACAACACACCCTCTAATCAGCTAGCAATCGATACCTTATACGGTAATACCCCAACTATCCCATCAAGCCAGCGTAAAGTAATCGACGCCACCGAAGCAGATGATAACGAGGTTGTCTTAATATCGCCTTGCATGTTGTCTGATACCGCTTGTGACGTTTCTGGCGCTGCTGAGGTCATGTACGATATTGGTCAGCTACTCAACCTAATCTATAGAGAGGACATCTCCTCTAATCAAGTTAAGTCAATGGCGCGCCTTGTGCACGATACTACTGATAGATGGCATAGCATTCTTAACCACCGACTTGATACGCTCAATAAACCATTAGAACAAACTGGTTTTGGCAAGGTAGAGGGTTAAGAATATGAAAACTATCAATCAGTTAAGACAAGAGTATATCGATACCAAGACAGGCGAACAAATCCACCTAGGCTGGATCGATGCCTTATTCACTACTATCAAAGATGATCTTAAGAGTGGTGATATTCACAAAGCGCAAAAACTTGCCGACCTTGGACAATACTTAGCCCAAGACCTTCAGCATTATTCAGAGGACGAACTGGCACAGCTACTTGCTGACAAGGAGGGTTCTCTATGAAGACCTTCCCGCAGCCTAAACGTAACCGTAGTCATGCCAAGCGTAAGAATCATTACCAAAAGTATCAGTCTGCGCGTAAGCCCACCAAGCCAAGTCGCAAGGAAATAAGCGAGCAGGGAGGGGAAAATGACTACCACACCGCGTAAAAAGAACGCACACAAAAAAGCCCGAGCGATAAGCTCAGGCTTTTTGAGAGCGATAAATACTTTCGTGCTAACTCCACGGCAAGGACTAGCAGACAAGCGAACATCATTCAAAACAGTGGTTAGAAACCACGAGAATGATCATAGCATACCTGCTTACGAATTGGCATCCCTCCAAGTACATCGTCGAATGATGGATTATTGCTATCTGAACGAAAAGCCACTGCCGAGTGATGTTGATGAAATCGCATTACTAGTAAGTATGCGTTCGCATAGCGATAGCATTGCGGTCGTATTGCGTTACTTCTTTGAGCTTACAGAAGATGATTGTATCAACGACCGTTGTGACAGAGAGGTTAGCAAGCAAAATAGCATCTTGGGGGTAAAAAATGAAGTCACACAGTTTTTACGTTCACGACGCTGAAAAGCATGGCGTAGAGAAAGCAGTAATTCTCTATAACTTGCGATTTTGGTTAGAAAAAAATCAGGCAAGCAATAAGAATTTGCATGACGGTTACTACTGGACTTACAACTCAGCTCAAGCATTTACGGTGCTATTTCCTTACTACACAGCAAGCAAGGTAAATAGGTTGTTAAAGCAGATGGAAAATGACGGATTAATACTGTCAGGTAACTACAACAAAGCTGGTTATGACCGGACCAAATGGTACTCAATGCCTAATTTTTGCGTTGCAGCCCTTGATAACAGCCATTTTTCATTATTGCAAAATGCAATTTTCACTTCTGCAAAATGGATATTTCAATATTGCAAAATGGATATTGCAGAATTGCAAAATGCATTCTTCAAAAGTGCAAGACCTATACCAGATATAAACACAGATGGTAAACCAGATATAAACACAGATTCTAATGGCGTGATTGAGTTTGATGATTTCTGGAATGCTTACGGTAAAAAAGTCGATACAGCTAAGTGCAAAACCAAATGGTCAAAACTAACTCATGAGCAGCACAAAGAGATCATGGCTAATGTCTTTGATTATGTGGCAGCTAACAGCGACAAGCAGTATCGAAAAAACCCACTTACTTACTTAAACGGTCAGTGTTGGTTAGATGAAATTATCGAGCGTCAACCACAGCCAACCAATACGCAGGTACCAAATTATGCAAACACACAACCAAGGCAATCAGGATCAAGAAGTTTCGATGACATGCTTGATGCACAGCTCGCAGAAGAAGAAGGGGGATGGCATGAATACACAGTTAACTAAAGGCGATATAGCGAGTTTGTTTAAGGGTTGGAAGCGTTTATTTAGAACAAAAATGAAAGATGAAGATTGGGATATTGAGACAGTGACTGTTTGGTATATCGCACTGAACGACTTAGCAACTACCCCTGATGAATTTATGACAGCCAAACGAAAAACCTTATCGATGACATGGCCACCAACAGCACCAGCCGACTTTTTAGAATTAGCCAGAGGTGCAGTAACAGAGAATTACCCTGATATGCGTCAAGCGTATCTCGATGCAGCGAATCAGCGCACAGATTGCCCAATTGCTTATGAGACAGCTAGACGAGTGGGATTCGGTCAAATGCGAGAAGGTTATGAGTACATAACTTATCCATTGTGGCAAAAGCATTATCAAGAAGTAATACAAGCTCACTCACAAGGCGCAGAGTTTAAAAAGCCACAAGTACTGCAAATTACAAATGAAGGCGCAGAGGTAGCTATTGTTAGTCCAGTCAGTAGCGAATACTTAGCCAACCTCAAGGCACTGTTAGCGGGTGACACGAAATGATTATTACAAACGGTATTCAAGCAGAGAAATCCATTCTGAATAGTTTTCTTGGTTTTGATGGTGATTTTGATGTGACCAGTGACTTACTGACAGTTGATGACTTTCAAGCTATTAGGCATCAATATATTTACCAAGCAGTTGCAGACCTTGCAGCAGAAAACAAGCCTTACGATTTAGTCATGGTTAGTGATTTGATGGCTGAGCGCGGTCAGATTGGTGATGATAAATGCCCATCAGGTTATTTTGCTCAATTATTCGATATGCCTAGAGCAAGCCCTAGAAGCCTACGCAGTCATGCAGAACTTATAAAAGCTAGCTCATTACGCAGGCGGTCGATAAACGCCTTAAAGCAAGGTTTGTACAGCTTAGAAGATGCAGAAAGTAAGACGAATGACGTTAATAACAAGATATTGAGCGCATTGGCTAATTTAGAGGGATCAGTTGATGAAAAAGAAATATTTGATATTGACGACATGATAGATGGGTTGGTTGAGCGTATTCAGTCAGCTAATGATGGAGTCAAGCTTTACATTGATACTGGATTCCCTGAGCTTGATAACTTGATGAGATTAAAGGCTGGTAATTTGTGCATCGTGGCAGCGCGTCCAAGTCAAGGCAAGTCATTGCTCGCTATGAATATGCAGACACACTTAGCGAAATATCAAGATGGCGTATCGGTATTCTTTAGCATTGAGATGGACGAGGCAGACTTAACCAACCGAATGTTCGCGGCTGAGATTGGTGTACCGATTGACAGATTGATAGCAGGGCAGATGAATGAAGATGAGCAAGCAAGGTTTCAGAAGGTGATTACTGCTAGAGCGCAAATGAAGATCAAGATTGTACGCAAGACAGGTTTGACCGTTTCACATATCAGAACGCACATGAATAAATTAAAGCGTGAGTACGGCAAGATTGGCTCAGTCTGCATTGACTACCTACAGTTGATGGACGGCTTGAACGGCGATGACTCCGTTAAAAAGATAGGTGCTACCACTCAGGCACTGAAAGCGATGGGCGCTGAGTTTGAATGTCCAATTATCTTACTATCACAGTTAAACAGGGCGGTAGAGAGTAGGCCGAATAAGCGACCAGTATTAAGTGACTTACGTGACAGTGGCTCAATAGAGCAGGACGCAGACCAAGTGCTATTTATTTACCGCGATGATTATTACAAGAAAAAAGATGGTAGCACTGAGCTGGACGGTATGGCTGAGATCATAGTGGCTAAGAATAGAAACGGTGGCACCAATACAGTTAGATTGGCTTTTGAGGGGCATATGGGGCGTTTTAGTAATCACATGCCATATCACGATAGTTTTAATGATGTGCCGGAATACGGGAAGAAGGCGTGAAAAAACGACAACAGATATGGATTAACTGAGGTGAAGAAATGAGCGACATAATCGACAGAGATGTGAAGGTAAGGTTAGCATCGTGGGCCGTTTGGACTCGTAACATCGGCAAGGGTCAAGGTTATTCTAGTCCAGCGCAAATGCTAATAAACTGCGCGCCTTTTTGTGACAGCGAAGTAAAACGCTATGCTAGGTATCAGCAGGTTGAGCATATAAGCGACGAAGAAGCGCTGGAGGTAGAGCGAGCTATGGCAACGCTTAAACGCTACTCAGCGCGATTAGACGTAGCATTAGGACATATGTTAGAGCATGAGCTCGACGATGATAATTTGCTAATCTGCGTGTTGATGTATGCCGTATTGGTTAGGCATTATCGATATGATGAATCGTTTAGTCGTATTGCTAGAGATTTGACCAAGGCTTTGGGTAAAAAGATAACGGATGTAAGAGTAAAGGCGATCATGGAGCGCGGAGCGGGCTTTATTGAAGCCCTATTAATGTCTTGACAGCTCATTGAGCTATGTAGTAATATCCTTTTATGCTCCGCATTTTATGTGTTGAGCCAACCTATTCAGGCCCTATCTTCATTGATGGGGCTTTTTTATTGCCTACCATTTTATGCTCGATATGTGATTATCCATATCGGGCTTTTTTATTGTCTAAATTTTGGCAGAGATGCTATGTGCAAAATATCAAATGCAGAAGTATTCAACCGTTGGAAGTTTGCAGAGAAGCAGGCAGCCAGAAACTACTGGTTTAACTTTTTGAATACGCGTGCCAATTATGGCGATAAAGATGCAGACCAGTACGTTAATACGATACTTATTCATATGAACAACGACTACTCGAATATAAAGGTTAGTGTCAGTAATAACACTATCTTTGTAACCGACACTAAGGATGGTGAGTCTTTAGCAATTAACCCTGATGATTGGGCTTTGATTAAAGAGACTATAGATCAGCAAATCGCGGATGGTTGTTTAGAGGTCTAACTTAAAACACTTTTGCCCCGCCTTGATTGGTCCGGGCATTTTTTATATGAGGTAACAAGCGATGGCACTCAAAGCGCTAAAGCCAAGACTGGACGAGATGAATAAGATGGGCCTTGATACTCATCAGCCAAAGTCTAAATGGGGACATGGACGAGGTGGAAGACCTTGGCGTAGATTGAAAGATAAGATACTTCTACGTGATAAGCACACCTGTCAGTCATGTCATCGCGTCGGTGGTGAGCTTGAGCTTGACCATATCGTTAATGTTGCCGTTGGTGGTACTGATGATGAAAGTAATTTGCAGATTCTATGTACTGAATGCCATCAGGTTAAAACCTTGGATGAAAGTAAGGCAGGGGGGAGGTAATTTTATTTTCCTCTGTAGGGCACAGGACACCACACACCATCTCATTTATAAAAAAATTCTGTCTTTACCGAATATGTTAAAGCCTACCAAGAAAAGTTAAAGGAGGTTCTGATGGCGCTCACACTAAAAAAAAGATTATACGCTGACGCTATCATGGACGGTGAAACTAAAGCCGAAGCTGCTATGACAGCAGGTTACTCAAAGGCTACAGCCTCACAAGCAGGCTCAAGATTATTCAAAGACGAAGATGTTATTCAGTATATCGAAGCTAAGACTTTGGAGCGTGAACAAGTAGAAGCTGGCACCGTGCATGTTAAAAAAAACGTGGTTGATCCTAAAGAGAAGTTACTGGAATTATTAAACGACCCAGACCCAAAGATTTCACTAAGTGCAGCCAGTACGCTGATGCCATATATGTACGCAAGAATTGCACCGGCCGGTAAAAAAGTTGGTGAGAAAGAGCGGGCAATCAAGGCAACAAAAACTGGTAGGTTTTCAACACTCAGTCAGCAGTCGGACAAAATGCAATAAGGATTGGTAATGTCTATCTTCCCAAATCATTACGCTATAAATTTTTACATCTTTAGAACCAAAGAGCAGTTTGGTCGCCGCATACTTTCACAAGTTCCAAGCATTGGCGATATTTTAGTTTTCAAAGATAAGCGCTATAGAGTGCATACACTTGAATGGTGCTTAGATGAAGATGCAACAAACAATGAATATCAGGCGCTGATCAACATCGAGATGATAAAACAACCACCTATACACACTATGTAGTCAAATATTAATAATAAATCAAGCCGTCCTTAATGGGCGGTTTTTTATGGGCGAAGATAAATGATTACTGAATGGACAACGGCGCTACCTGATTGGGAAAAGCGCATAGTCCAAAAAGAATCACTACTGCCTTGTGCTCCACTCAATCAAGAAGTTGCAGACATTGCATTAAGGGTTTTTAACAGCCTTGTCCTGGTCGATGTTATTGGCAAACCCACATTGGGTGAAGCATCACTCAAATGGTCATCAGATTTTGTAGCGTCTATCTTTGGTGCGTATGACCCTGAAACCGGCATTCGCATGATTACCGAGTTCATGCTTCTCATTGCCAAGAAGAACGCTAAGTCCACATTGGCAGCCGGCATCATGATGACCGCGCTTATCTTGAATGAAAGACACAGTGCTGATTTAGTGATTATTGCACCAACCAAAGAGGTTGCTAGTAACTCATTCAATCCAGCGCGCGACATGATTGCTGCTGACCCTGAATTGTCAGCTATGTTCAACGTAAGTGAGCATACAAGAACGATTACCCACTTAGGTACTAATGCAAAGCTAAAGGTTATTGCTGCTGAATCAGAGGCGTTAGCAGGTATCAAGGCATCTTATATCTTGGTTGATGAATTATGGTTATTTGGCAAACGTGCTAATGCAGGCTCAATGCTGCGTGAGGCTACCGGTGGTCTTGCATCGAGACCAGAGGGTTTTGTCATATATCTAACAACCATGCCTGATGAACCACCAACAGGCGCGATGAAGCAGAAGCTTGACTATGCTAGGTCAGTACGTGATGGCAAGGTTGATGACCCGCAGTTCCTAGGCTTGCTTTATGAGTTCCCTCAAAAGTACCTAGATGATGAGCTCTATCTCAAGCAAGAGAATTGGTACATAACAAACCCTAATATGGGTGCCTCAGTTAACGAGAAGTACATTGAGCGTGAGTTCAAGAAAGCATCTGACGAGGGCAAAGAAGAGCTGCAGGACTTCACAGCCAAGCATTTAAACGTTCAAATCGGCGTATCAATGCGAGCTAATAGATGGGCAGCCAGTGAATTTTGGGAGAAGGCAGCAGCGCCAACACCATTCACTCTAGAGCAGCTTATAGAAGCATCAGAAGTTATTACGATGGGTGTCGATGGCGGCGGTCTTGACGACTTATTAGGTATGGCAGTTGTTGGCCGTCTGCCCGTGGTTATCCGTGAATATGAAGACAGGGTAAGCAAGCAAAAGGTACAAGTAAAACCGTGGTGGGTATGGACGCGCGCATGGTGTCATGAGATTGCACTTGAAAGGCGCAAATCTATTGCTGATACGCTACGTGACTTTGAGAAGCAAGGCGACTTGTCTATCGTTAAAAACATAGGCGATGAAACTGATGAGCTCGCCAAGATTGCCAAGCAAATATTTGATAGTGGCAAGTTGGATAAAATCGGACTTGATCCGCTAGGTATTGGCGCATTGCTTGACGAGCTAGTAATGATAGGCATACCAGACGATAAGCTCATAGGCGTAACGCAGGGCTTTAAAATGTCAGGCTATATCAAGACTACTGAGAACAAGATTGCGCGTAAAGACATGCTTCACGCTAGTCAGCCAATCATGGGTTGGTCAGTTGGTAACTGCCGAACAGTCGTCAGGGGTAGCGGCACGATGCTATCAAAAGCTGAATCTGGTACCGCTAAGATTGACCCCGTTATCGGGATGCTAAACGCCGTCGCACTGATGAGCCAAAATCCTGAAGCGCCGAACACTGATGGGCCTACTTTGCATTTTATTTGAAAATTGTTGATATATCCAATCTAGCCTCCAATATAAGTAGCAGCATTTAAAATTTAAACGGAGGCTTTATGAATACTGCGTTACAGCAAATTAACAATCAGTTTATCAAACTAACCTGTATTGAAGACGGTATGGATTATATTGCATATATTAGGGTGGGTAGCGTAACAGGCGTTTTAGATCATGGCAGTCGACGCGTTATTATTACCTCGGACAGAACTTACTACACTAGAGATAGCTTTAGTGTGATTAATAATAAATTTAGTATGGTAATAAATTAAAAGTAAATCAGTCCACTAAACCCACCAATCGGTGGGTTTTTTGCATCTAGGATTTGATTATGCGGTAAGCCTCTTGAAAAAGTTTAGCGAGCTTTGCAATGGTACGTATAGAGCACCTTTACCACCACCCAAACCATTACATAATCCAAATCTGTGAGCAGATATTATGACTAGAAAAGTACCTACTGATAACGACATATCAGATAGAGATATTAAGATTATTGCTAAGGATTACGGCTTTGAGCCGCAGATACAACCTGACGGCTCAGTCGACCTTGACTCTAATATCTATTTATTTGCTAGAGCTATGATTAAAGAGTTTGAGCAAGTGGAGTTACTTAAAAGAAAAGAAATTAGCAAGCAAAATGACATTCTAAGTCAGCAGGTTATAGCGCTTAAGCAAGGTTTTAATATCAAGTAACACAACCCAAATAAATAACCAAGACCGCCAAATAGGCGGTTTTATTTTGTCCAAATTTTATAACGAGAAACGATATGACTAAGGCTTATAGCACGCTCAAGGTTAAGTCCGTCACCGAAGACGGTGAGAAACGAACGATTACCGGCATCGCGTCTACTCCGCGTCTTGATAGAGACGGTGACACGCTGAGTATGTCTGGTGGCGAGTACACATTGCCTTTCCCTTTTATGTGGCAGCACGATCATTGTCAGCCGGTTGGTGAGGTTGTCGATGTCACTGTGTACGAGGATCAGATAGAGGTGGTAATGGAAGTCGCCGTCATTAGAGAAGAAGGCAAGCTCAAAGACCGCATCGATGAAGCTTGGCACTCTCTTAAGAATGGCTTGGTTAAGGGCTTATCTATCGGCTTTGGTGTTGTGGATTACGAATGGATTAACGATGGTGCCGGTATGAACATCATGAAGTGGGATTGGTATGAATTGTCCGCTGTGACGGTTGGTGCCAATCCTGATGCTGTAATCACCAGCGTGAAAAGTATCAAGCAGGCGTTCTTAGACGCTGAGAACCCTAACGCCAATCGTCGCGTCAAAACAAGAGCCTCGCAAAACAAAACCACCGTCTCTACAGCGAGAAACACGTTGGCAAAGACATCTAAACGAAGCATTTCTTTGGTTAACCGTAAAAAAAGCGGTATATCACTAATATCTGGAGATAAATTATGAACTGGGCTAAACAACGCGCGCAACTAATTGCGACCATCAAGTCTAAGAAAGGTAAGATTAAGCGTATCATTGCGAAGGCTGCCAAAGAAAACGAGACGCCGGACGAAGAGGCTGAAGAAGAGATTGAGGTTCTTGAAGAAGAAATCGTAATCTTAGAAACCAACCTAGAGCGCATCGAGGAAATCTTAGAAGACATCCTTGATGCTGCCGATGAAGCTGCTGAGGTTATCGTTGAGAATGACGAAGAAATCGAAGAGCTTCTGATGGAAGATGAAGACCCAGACGAAGAAGAGGAGAAAGGTAGTCGCCGCCGTCGTCGCCGCTCTTCTGAAAAGAATTACGTCAGCGTCAAACCTAACCATGCCAAAAAAGGTATTGCGTTTGCACAGTTCGCCAAAGCAAAGGCAATCTCTATTCTTAATCAGCGCAAAGGTAATTACGTCAACCCGCTAGAAATCGCCAAGTCGCAAGGCATGGACCCGCGTGTTATTAAAGCCTTGAAGAAAGCAGTGGTGCTAGATACCTCTAACTCAAGCTCTTTAGTGGTACAAAATACAATGGCTGATGAATTTGTCAGCTTACTGAGAGCGCAAACGGTCGTTGATAAGATTGCAGAAGGTATGCGTTCGGCGCCGTTTAATACTACTGTTGCAGGTTTGGCAACTGGCTCAACCGCTGCATGGGTTGGCGAAGGTGAAAAGAAACCCGCTACTAACCCAACCTTTCTAGATATTGAGATCAAGCATCATAAACTAGCTGGTATCGTTGTTATGACGGAAGAGTTGCTGCGATTAGCAACACCAAGCGCTGATAAGATGATGTTGGATGACTTGGTTGAAGCCTCAGTCGCTTTGATTGATACAACTTTCTTGGATGATTTGCCACAAACAGCTAACCGCCCAGCGGGTATCTTGAACGGCGCTCCTAAAGTTGTGGCAACGGGTATCACTGTCGATACTTATGGCGCTGACCTTGCAGCCCTACGTCGTCAGTTTATTAGTAACGGCTTATCGCTCAGCGGCGCTCACTACATCATGAGTGAAACTCGTGCTAGTGACCTCGGTGAGCTGCGTGATGCCCTTGGTAACCCGTACTATCGCGGTATGGATGCCCCACTTGGTGAGAAAACACTGGGCGGCTTACCAGTTATTGAGTCTGAAACATCAGCGGATGTTATTGCTTTGGTTAAACCGTCTGAGATTTACTTGGCTGATGACGGCGAAGTCCAGATTGATTACAGCGACCAAGCAACCATTGATATGGGCGCATCGACGCTAGTGAACTTGTTCCAAGAGAACAAAATCGCTATTCGTGCTGAGCGTTATATCACGTGGGCAAAACGCCGCGTAGCAGCTGCTGCTTATATTGACTACTCATTAATCCCATAATCCTAAACATCGTTTAGCTTAAGACTGATTAAACCCCAACCATGTGTTGGGGTTTTTTTATGAGTAGGTATTGGTAGTGGTAGCGTCCTCCATTCACTATCAGTACCTACTCCTAAAAAACACGAGGTCACTATGAAAATTAAATACATTAAAGATGCACCCAATGGTCCTGCTGGCAGCAATGATGATGTCACAGATTTTGAAGGCAATATTTTGATATTAACGGGCTATGCTGAATTAGCAGAAGTTGACAAGCCAAAACCTAAAGCTAAGACAAAACCTAAAACCAAAACTGACAGCGAGTAATTACTATGGGCATGTTTGACTGGTTAACCGGTAAGAAATCTACAAACAACGCCCAACCTGTTAGTGGCGGCGATGCTTGGCGAACGATACATGAGCCCACAATGGGTGCATGGCAGCGTAATGAAGAGATTGAGATTAGCAAGAATGATCAGATGCGGCACCATGCTATTTTTGCTTGTGTTTCACTTATCACCCGCGACATTGGAAAGTTAAAACTAAAAACCAAAAAGAAGTCAGAAGGTGTTTGGCAAGAACATGCAAGCCGCATGAATGCGCTTATGAACAAGCCTAATCACTATCAAAACACACAGCAGTTCTTTGAGGCGTGGGCGACCAGTAAGGCTACCAGCGGCAACACTTACGTTTGGAAGATTCGTAACTTGTATGGTCAGCTATGGCGATTGGTTGTACTTGACCCTGAGCGCGTCAAAGTGTTGGTAGATAATGAGGGTAATGTCTTTTACCAAGTACGCCGTGAACGTCTATTTGACCTCGATGAAGACTTAATGATACCCGCGTCTGAAATCATACATGACCGATTCAATTGCTTTTATCACCACTTAGTCGGCTTATCGCCAATCACAGCTTGCGCACTATCAGCCGCTCAAGGCATTAGTATTCAGCGTAACGCACAGGCATTTTTTGCTAATGCATCGCGCCCATCGGGAATCTTGGTCACACCGGGGTCAATCAGCCCAGAAAAATCAAAAGAAATGAGTAAACAATGGAACGAAAATTACTCTGGTACCGGAACAGGTAAAACAGCAGTGTTGGGCGACGGCGTGACTTACGTTCCTGTCTCAGTTGCTGCCAACGACGCGCAACTAGTAGAGCAGTTAAAGTTATCTGGTGAGATTGTTTGTACAGCTTTCGGTGTGCCTGCCTTTAAAATCGGGCTTGCGCCGTTACCCGGTGGCAAAGTTAGCGATCATAACGATATCTATTACAGCGACTGTTTGCAGCACTATATCGAAAGCATAGAGACGCTTCTCAATGACCATCTTGAATTGGAAGAAGGTGTTGAGGCTGAGTTTTGTCTTGATGCTTTATTACGAATGGATGCTGGAAGTCAGATGGATTACTTAGATAAAGGCGTTAAGGGCGCAATACTTTCACCAAATGAAGCGCGCGCCAAGCTGGGTTATATGCCAGTTGCTGGCGGTGAAAGCCCAATGATACAACAGCAGAACTTCAGCCTTGCTGCCATTGCTAAACGCGATACCAGTGAAGATCCGTTTTCTAAAACACCGGTCCCTGCTGAAGCAGACGACCAACCACAAGGAGACGGCGATGACTTGGGTAACGCTTGAAGAAGCAAAGTACCATCTGCGCTATGACGATGATAGTAACGACCCAATGCTAGTCGCTTATATCGCTGCCGCTGAGGCTACTATTAATCGATACATAACAGATAAGGTCACAGCTGCTGCGACTCCTGATATTAAGGTCGCAGCCCTACTGCTAGTTGGTTACTACGATTACCATCGCAACATGGATAAAGATATGCCTAGTGATGGTAACTATTTACCAGCACCCGTACGGGCTTTGTTATGGCCTTATCGCCAACCAACAGTAGAGTGAGGCGTGATATGGCGTGCAAAGGTTGTGAAGAAAGACGTGAATGGATAAGGAAGCAAAAAGATGAAGCAAAACGACGAGCAAAGCTGCTGCTGCAAAGACTTACTGCCGCTGATGACAAAGATAGTAGAACAAAATAGCATTTTAATTGAGCAGTCAGCAAATAAAGAGCAAGTCATTATGCAGCTAGTCGAGCAAATAGACGGTTCATTGGCTGAGTTATCCGAAAATATGCAGGAATATGACGAGCCAGGCGGTTCAACTTTCTTAGATGGGTGATTGATATGTCAGTACGAGCCGGACAACTAAGACACCGCGTCACTATTGAAAAATACGTAAAAGGTGGGCGTGATGATGACGGCTTTGAATTACCGTCACAGTGGATTGAGCATGGCAAGCTATGGGCAAAGGTCACGCCATTATCATCCAAAGACTTGTTAAGCGCGCAGGCTGAGCAATCAGAGGTCACAGCTCGCATGATGGTGCGCTATAACACTGAGATTGATACAACTATGCGTGTAATTTGGAAGGGTCGGACGTTTGCTATTGATAGCGAGGGATTGGACGACAACGAAGACGGTATGACTTACACAACTTTCAACCTAAGTAGCGGTATTGAGAATCATAAGGACTAGTCATGGCAAACGAAATAGAGGGGCTTGATGAGGTCATCGCTCGTATGCGTACGCTAGGTGAGCCTCGTAAGGTTAAGAATGCCGCTACTCGTTCAGCTCGAAAAGCAATGAATATTGTCAGAAAAGCAGCCATTGAGAGCGCCAAAGGGTTAGATGATAAAGACAGCTCAAACAGAATATGGAAAAACATCATAACGAAGCCTAGTAAAACTAAGGGTTACGGTTATTTGATGATGCGAGTTGGCGTTAAGGGCGGCGCTAGGAAATACCCAAACACTGCACCAAACAGACGAAAAGGTGTTGTTGGCCAAACCTACGAAACTGGTGGGTCTTCCAAGAACTCCGGCGGCGATACTTGGTACTGGCGCTTTTTGGAATATGGGAGTGCCTCCAACTCAGCCACGCCATTTTTGCGGCCAGCGCTGAATAACAACAAAGGCGCGGCAGAAGCTGAGTTCAAACGCTCCTTTTCAGAAGAGCTAGACAAGGAGATTGCCAAGCTATGAGCTTTTTACCCATATTCAGAACGCTTAAGGCTGATACAGCTATCAGTGCATTGATTGACGTTGCTACACGTCTGCATGAGGACGTTGCGCCACATAAAACACCTACACCTTACATGGTCTGGCAAACAATCAGTGGTCAGGCACTTAATCACCTAGATGCGGGTGCAAATTTTGACAGAACACAGTACCAATTGATGGTCTATGCCGATAATCCTCGTCAAGCATACGAGCTACGCGATGCGGCAAGACGTGCTTTAGAGTCGCGATCATGGATAAACAATCCCTCAATCAATCAGTACGAAACTGAAACCAAGCTTTACGCTCGCGGATTCGATGCAAATTGGATTTTAGAGCGTTAAGAAACCCCACAATTACAGGAAATATCATTATGGCTAAAGTTAAAAAAGGCGTACTGACGCAAGGTACGCAAGTATGGATTAAAAGCGGCGCTTCTACCGCAATTTTAACCAAAATGGTTTGCATTACAGGTATTACGTTGGGCGATGACAGCCCGACAGAAATTACAAACACTTGCTTAGAAGAGATGGATAGTGCAACGTCTATGTATGGTCTTAACCAGCCAGGCGAGGGTTCGATTACAATCAACACTGACCCTGATAACTTAAGTCATATTACATTACTAGAGCTGGCTGCAGAAAATGAAGGCGTTGAGGTTTATGTAGGTTGGTCAGACGGCACAACAGAACCGAGCATCCTTCTCGACGAAGTAACGATGCCAACAGCCCGTACATTTACCACATTTACCGCATTACTTAAGGACTCTTCCCCTACATTTGAAGCGGACTCATTGGTACAGCACACCATCTCAATGAAGCGCCAAACTAGAGCGCGGACCATCTACAAAACAACCTAAATTATCACAAGCCAACATCAAACCCCTTTAATTAGGGGTTTATCTATTTGGAGCAACAAAGATGGCAAAGTTAAATCTAGCGGATATTAAATCAGGCAGTCTTGTCTCACAAGTGCGTGATGAAACCGCTACCTTTTTGCACAACGGCGAAGAGTGCAGTGTTGATATTCGCATCAAGCAGCTACCATTTATCGAAACTGAGTCTCTATTCTTGCGTTGGGGCAATAAAGAGAATGTGGTATCTGAATGGATTAGTAAAGCCCTTGTCGACGATAAAGGCAAAACCATGTTTACGCAGGCGCAAGTAGAAAACAATTTTGTGCAGACATTAGCAAGCGCAATTTTTGACATGGTGTGGAACGCTGACAATATAAAAAAGTCGATGGAGCTAGCCAAGAGCAAAAAGGGTTCATAGCAGGTGAAAACGAATTGCTTTATGAGCTTGCGTTAAACGGCATTGGTGGCAACACTATCCATCAAGTTAAAAGCAATCTAACCATGCTAGAGATCAACCAATGGTCTGAGTATCGCTCAAGACGTGGCAGCCTAAATACGGCGCGCAGATTTGAACAAACCGCCGCTAGCATGATGGCCATTCACATGAACAGTCAACGTCAGCAAGCGGATTGGATTGAGCCGTTAGAGTTGATGCCGCATGAAGACGATATTGAGATTGGCTTTGAGGCGCAGATTGATGACTAGATATTCTTAATATTTAGTCATACTATCAATAGATAAAACAATTATCTTGAGATTATTATGAAAGCGTTATTGTTCAGCTTACTGTTGCTTACTCCTATTGCTTCAATTGCTCACCCAGACGATGATATGTCGATAAATCAAAAATGTGATTTATATTATGAGAATTACTATCGTGTCATAGGTGAGATGTATAAGGGAAAAACCTTATCTGAGCAATACTCCTTGCTTGATATGGTTGGCACCGACTTGGAAGTGACAGAGCTTGCAAAAAATCTCACTAAAATGGTTTACGATAACGCGCCCACCAATAAGAATCCGGCAGAAAGGGCTCTCTATCAGATAAATGTCTCAGAAGTCATTAGAGATAATTGCATAGAGGAGTACCTGAACGCCAAGCCCAGTGATATTGAATAACATAGCAATAGTTTATTAAGCCTTGATTGATTTCAAGGCTTTTTTTTGCCCAAAATAAGGATAAACCGTCATGGCATCAGGCTCACTTGGCACATTAACGTTAGATTTGGCTGTAAGGCTGAGCGAGTTTACCGATGGATTGACGCAAGCCGAACGCCAAGCGCGTGATAGCGCAAGCAATATCAGTGATTCAGTAGGTAATTTGCGAGATAGTATTGCTGAAGACATGGGTAAGATAAAAGGCTCATTTGTTGGTATGGCTATCGGCGGTGCGGTAGTTGCAGCGGGTGCATTGGCGGCTTTTGCGATAGAAACAGCCAAGGCGGACGTGCAGCTAGGAATTATGGCGGGCACGGCTAACACTAGCTTAAAGAGCTTTCAGGTATTAACTCATGCAGCGGCAGGCTTTGGTATTGAACAAGAAGCATTGGCTGCAACCTTGGCAGACACTCAAGAGAAATTAGGTGAGTTTAGCGCGACCGGCGGCGGCGGTGCTGCTGACTTCTTCGAAGCATTGCAAAACAATACTAAGATGACAGACGAAGAAATTCGCAATCTTAGTAAGACGATACAAGGTAAAGATGGCGTAGGTGCTATCCAGTACCTGAAAGACGAGCTTGATGCATTAGGCGCAACATCGCAAGAACAGCAGTTCATCATGAATAGCCTAGCAGGTGATTTGGGCACCTTGATGCCATTATTTGCTGATGGCGGTGCGATACTTGCACAATACGGCGCGCAGCTTGAAGATGCAGGGGTTATTAAGACTCAAGCTGCTATTGATCAGTCAAGAAAGCTCGCAGCACAGACCCAGGCTATTCAGACACAATTTGAGGGCCTAAAAACACAACTAGTGGCTGAAATGATTCCAGCGCTTGGTACATTGATCAATCACTTTACTGAGGGTACCACCAAGGGCAGGGGGTTTAAGAACGAAGTTAACGGTGTCGGTTCGGCAGTTCAGATTACCGCCGCTTCTCTTGTTGGTCTTGCTGCAGGCGTGAGTATTATTGCTGAGGCTTTTCAGCAAGTCGGCTCTCAGATGCGTAATATCGGAGAAACCTCACAAGCGTTCTTTAGTGCAGATGGTGTTATTGCTAAAGGCAAGACGTTAGCGGTCGGCTTTGTTAAAACAGGCGTTATTGCAGCTGACGGCTATATGTCAGTTACAGACAAATATGAAAAAGCCATAAAAACGATAGACACGCTGATGTCAGGTCAGCAAAAGAAGCTTACTGGATTGGCTGCCACTTACTACGACACTAATACTTTTTTGCAAAGCCATAGCGATGGACTGGCAATTAATACAGCCGAAGCGGAGGAAAATGCGAAAGCATTAGATAAACGCAGTGCCGCACTGAAAAAGGCTCAAAAAGTAGCTGGTGAGACAAAACTCACCCCAAACAAAGCTTCTTTGGCCAACGCTGAGAAGTACGGATTTGCAGGCTATGAGGCTCAGTACGGCTTACCTTACGGCTTGCTGACTGGCATACATATGCAAGAGTCACGCGGCAATGCCAATGCTACAGGTCCGATGACCAAGTATGGCAAAGCAAAAGGAGGCTTTCAGTTTATCGATGATACTGCCAAGCGCTTCCAAGTTGGCAATCCTTATGATATGAAGCAAGCAACTGAAGGGGCTGCTAAGTATTTAAGCTGGTTGCTTAAACGATTTGACGGCGATTTAGCAAAGGCTGTGGCAGCCTATAACACCGGCGAAGGTAATGTTGACAAAAACCCTATGTCTTTGATTTTGTCAGACCGCTGGGCGCGCGATAAAAAGACAGGGGTAGGTCAAACCAAACAGTACACGAAAAACGTACTTGGTTATATGCAAGGGGTTACCAGCGAAACTGGCAAGATTATTTATGACAGCATGGTTGAACAGGATAAGGAAACATTAAAGCGGCAAGAAGACACGCTGCGTCGTCAAGGTTCAATACAAGCAAAATATGCAACCGAACGAGAAAAGCTAGACCGCGAGTACGCTGCTGATATCACTGAGATTGAGTCTTTGTATGCCGACGGTTCGATTGAGCGCACAGACTTATTGAATCGAGCAAAGATTGAATATGATGAAAAGCGCACTGCTACCGCCAAGTCAATACTTGAAAACTACATGAAAGGTGAAGAAAGACTGACGTATGAGCACAATCAAGAGCTAGAAAGAATAAACACTGCATTTGCTGAAGACGACCCAACAAGACAGCTGCTCATTGATTTGCAAAAAGCTGCCTACCAAGAAGATTTAGATAACTTTAGGTTTGCAGCAGGGGCAAAAGCTCGCGAGCAAGACAAGCTGTATCAGTCTATTGCCAACAGCATTAAGTCTAATAGAGCTATTGTCGCTAACGAAGGGCTTGACCGCATGGCGCAACGTACCATGAGCGGTAATGATTATTCAGTATGGCGATTGGCGCAAGACCGTGACGAAACCTCTTACTCAGTCAATGATCAGTATTCTGAACGGCAGAAAGAGATTAATAGCAAAGATGAGCGCGGTGATTTTGAGCTACCAGAGCTTGAACGCTTTGAGTTGCTAGAGCTTGCTAAGCAAGAGCATATAGATAATATGTGGGCGATGGATCAAGACTATGCGCTCAAAGAAAAGACGTTAAGCGATCAGATGCAGGACGCTAAGTTGCAAAATTACGGTAATACGATGGGCGCTATGGCCGGTTTGCTTGGTGTGTTTGCTGGAGAGAATAACCGAGTCAGTCAGATGATGTTTGCTGCGCAAAAAGGTTATGCGCTTGCTCAGATATATCTAAATAACGAGGTTGCGTTGTCCGAGGCATGGGCTTCTGCGCCGTTCCCGTATAATATGGGCGCGGTAACAATGGCGGCACTTGAGACAGGTGCGTTAGCCGCCGCAGCGCAAGCAATCACACCGGCATTTAGTGGAATCGCCCACGGTGGTCTTGATTACGTGCCTAAAGAGCAGACCTACTTGCTTGATAAGGGTGAGCGCGTTTTATCACCCAATCAAAACTCAGACTTAACCAAGTTTATGAGTAACGGCGGTTCAGGTGGCGGAGTAGGCGACGTTAATATCACTGTGAACGTTGATGCCAAGGGTAATAGCTCAATGAGTGGCGATACTGCTAATAGCTTTGCAAGAGATATGGGGAAGGCAATGGAGGCAACTGCTCTTAATGTGGTTAGAAAAGAATTGAGGCAAGGTGGTATGATAAGTAAGCAACTAAGGAGATAAAGTAGCTATCTTATTATTTTTATTACAAATAAGGATTAATTATGGACGAAGTAACCAAAGGGCTTTTAGCTAATCAACTAATAACACAAACCCTAGTTTCTTATCTTATTAAGACAGGCGTTATTGATGAGGTTGAGTACATTGAACATGCTGAGGTAGTAAAGTATGCGTCAATGCAGCGTATGGAACAAATAGGCGGTGCTAACGAGATATTGTCTAAAGAAATCATTAAAGAGATTTTTGATGAACACTTGAGTTTTATCAGAGATAACGACTAATACACCGCAACAGCAACACAAACCACCCTAACAGGTGGTTTTTTTATGGGTGAAATATATGGTACTTAGAACATTTGCATGGTGCGTCGATGCCGGTGCAACGCAAGATACGGGGCTTAGAACTAACGTCACGCAGTTTGGCGATGGTTATGAGCAGGTATCTAGTTTTGGTGTTAATAATGCGCGCGCATCGTGGCAGGTCGCAAAGACTGCTAATCTGGATGAGATTAACGCTATCTATCAGTTTTTGATGGATCATAAAGGCATCACTCCTTTTATCGTGACAATGAAGGGCGAGACTAAGACCTATCGCACAGATGGCAATATCAACAAGACACAAGTTAGTGGCGCCATTTGGCAAATTTCATTCAATCTCAAGCAAGTGTTTGTGCCATAACCCAACAAATCAATGAGCCCACCTATTAATTTAGGTGGGCTCTTTTTTTGTGCCTAAAATTTGAGAAGCAGGGTAATCTGTGTAGGGTTCAATACGTACCATGAAACAGCAAACATCTATTTAAAACTTCTAATCACTTTATATTTAATTTCTTGGTTATTAGCCTCTAAGACATCAATCAAAGCGCCTTTATAACCTATTTGCTTAGATTCAGACAGATCATACTCCACATCATTATTAAATGCAGGTCTAGCTGTGTCGCTACTAAATTCCCGATAGCCTATATTAATTTTATTACCAACTTTACCGTTATAAATCAGAGTTTGTTGAAAGCTGTTTTTATTCGCTGTTTCCCAATTTCGCCTTTCGAAATTTACTTCTTGATTGCAGGCTCCTACTTGATTAAGAGATGACATTACACAAATCGCATTATCTTCTTTACGTACAAGTAAAACATGCACAGGCTCTGCCATTAATTTGGGAACTATTCTACCTGCTTCGACTCCACTTGATATTTTATACTGCTCATATTTATCACTATCTCCTTGTTTAGCAAAGTAACCAGGGCTTATGTCATAGCCCATATTGAGCCTATATGCTTTATCTATATAGATCGCATCTTGTTTTACGAATACCCCTTGCGTAAGCATATGGTCGCCAAGATAGGCTTTTGTAACCTCTCCTACTGGTGGTTTACTAATCTCTTGAGTGGTAGGCGTATAGTTATAACTTGGAGTAACGCAACCAACCATGGATAGGCAAATTGTTGACGCTAAGAGTAGCTTTTTCATTTTTAAACCCTTTAATACTATATAAGTTAGAAGTCTAATTAAATAAGGAAATTTTTATTTGTGAACTTTGTTCTATGGAAAGATACTTTAACTTATCAGTAACGTTAGAGCAACCTTATAAATGCTAGTTAATGGGTTAGTAGGAGTCATACTTCTCTCCCTCTATAACAAATTTATGTGTTTATTTTTATTCATGCTAATATTAAAAATAGTGAGTTTCACTAATGATTTAGATAACCCACAGGTAAACCTAATTTGCCAGCAGCTGCAACCCGATGCAATTGGCTGCAATAAATCCATAATTGGATGCAATGAGATGTCCCCAAGTTTGGGTGCATTAGGATGTAAAAAGTTATCACCCTATTATCTCTATCAAACGGCCACTCAATCAGCATTCTGCAGGTATAACGATTTTCGTGATACGCCCAGATTTGGACCCATCTCTTAGGGTCTACTGTTTTTCAGCAGACCCTATATATTAACTCCCTCAACGTGAGGAAGTTGTTTACCCAACCTCAAATTGAGGACGGACTTATCTATTCCGCACCTCAAATGCGGAACCCCGATAATAAAGGCTTATAGCATTGTTACCGATAATGCGATATTCATCCCCCAAGACTGGGGAGTCGCCACTAACCCAAGAGCGTTTATTAGTCGGTCTGCCACCTTGGGTATTCGTACCGAGTCCGTAAACCCCGCAGTCCGTGCCTTCAAAGGTGTTAATTACTACCATCCGAGATGATGAGGCAACCCTTGAACATATTTGAATCAACTATCACCATTTTGACCACAGTTGCGGCATTAATCGATACGTCCAGATTTGGACGTATCTAAACCATCTTCCCCAATGGGGAGCATGCATGCTTGGGTTTCCTGAAGAATAGGAAGCCCCATGCTTTAGCCTTCACCTGATGGGTGAGGGTGTCCTCAGAACTCAGGACACCCTACCAACTCTCATCTGTATCACGATTTCAGTGACGCAGGTATCAAACTATCTGTATGGTGATTTCCTCCACGCAGACATCAAGCGGGATTATAAAACAGGGTGTTAACTTCTTCACACCCTATCAGGAGGGTGTACCAAATGGTACGCCCTCCTACCCTCAGGCGGTCAAACTGAATGTATGCACCCGCGGCACCATTGAATTACCTCCAATGGAGTTTATTCACCACTGGTGATCGAACACGATATTCGGCACGCATGGGAATCTTCATAGACTAACTATCCGGAATTATCGGACAGTTTAATCCAGTTATTCTAATTCTTCGAACAACTTAATGGGTGTGCAACTTCTTGGGGAGACCCTGGTACTTATTTTTATTGAGCATGATTGCCGTTGCCGGTAATGCTAGATAAATTCGTAAGGCGAGTTGTTTCCAAAATGACAATAGATGTGAGCAAATCTGCGCCCATCTCAATACATCCTAAAATGGATGTATCAATTAATCCCATCCCCCAATGGGGGTCGCGTTACCCCTGCCCAAAGTTGGGCGAGGGAATAGCCTAGGCAAACTGAATATGGCTGTAACTAATTTTGATAAACACGTAATTCATAAGGGTTGGATTTTAAATCCAACCCTTCCTCAAAGTTAGCGAGTCGACATCACTGTCCATTTTTTGATAGTGGATAGGGTTCGACATGATGTCGAACCCTAAGAGAATCACAAGATTAGAACCTTATAAAACCTTGCATTTTGCACAACCAAGAACCGTGCAAAACCGTATATTTAAAACCAGATCACATACCGCCAATGCTAACATTCATCAATAAAACCTAAGCCTATTAACCCTTACCGTAATCTTGCCGTTACCTAGTTTTCGGAGTTCATAAAAGAGATGAGTTTATAGAACAGTACGCGCACGGGGTAGGTTTTACCCATGCTGGATAGTTTCGAGGCAAATAGCGTGAGGCAGCATAAGGGGCTTTTGCGACAATTAACGAGGCAGACAGGTGGCTATTGAGTCAGTAACCAATGATATGAGCTTTAACACGTTACCTATGCCGTTAAATTCAGCCCCTACAGTGTTTTAACCTTGATATGGTACAAAGTTAGCTAAACGCCAAGTTAGAGGCTATCAGCTTGTTATCAATTGTTATGGCTTTTAATTGTTGGCATGTTGAAACCTAAATGACTACTTTTGAGGTTTAGCCTGTTAAGTATTATTAAGGTTGTAACTGTCAATAGCCAAAAAATAAAGCTAGTGGCTACCAAAACGGCTACCAAAAAATAAATACAATTAATAATAGATATTTAAAACAATAGCTTAAGTGATAAAAAAAGACTGCATTAGCGCAGTCCTTTTTTGTTCCTAAACCAGAAAGCCTATTCGCCATCTGTTTTAGATTTTTTTAATAATACCAATACTGCGCCATTGCCACCGTCTTTTGGTGGGGCTGAGCAAAATGCCAATACTTCTGGCAATTGACGTAACCAACCATTGACGCAGGTTTTGAGAATCGCTTCACTACCTTTACCATGGACAATTTTTACCATAGTTTCGTTATTTTGCTTTGCTTGGCTGAGCAGTTGAGTCATTGCAACTCGCGCTTCTTCAATCGTACAGCCATGAATATCAACCGCATCATACCAACGTAATTTACCCTGTTTTAATTGGGTAAACACTTTGGTTTGTAGCGTTGGATTTTTATAAGATAAGTAGGCTTCACCAGCGACAGGATTAAGGAGCGCTTGCATGTCCGATAAGCCAGCACCTAAGTCTGCACCTTCACTACCTTGAGCGGCTGCACGCTTTGATAGCGTCGCTGCGTCAGGTTTTTTGGCTTTTGCTGCATTGGCCGGTGAGCGCACGTTCTTATCATCGAGCTGATTGACGCCATGCATCGCTTGCATAAACAATACTTTATCATCGTCGATATGCTCAGAGTCTAACTGTTTAACAGTCTTTTTGACTTGTTTTTGGGTCAATAGCGACACAGGCTCAGTTGGTTTTCCATTGTCGCCATCAGGTGAGGTGGTATCACGACCTTTGCTTAGTTGACCTTTAAGTTCTTTAAGTTGGTCTTGCATTTCTTTTGAAAACAGAGAGTTTGACAT